CCTTGAATGGTTGGCAGAAGGCAACACTCCTGAGCCAGAGGTTGGTGAAGCCGAAGTTACTGCTGCTCTTGAAAAGGAAGCCCGTGATCTACGTGACGCTGAACTAACTCGTGCAGATATTATGCTGAACAGAGTTCAAGACGGAGAGACTGGAATCGGAACACAGAAGGCTTGGCGAGCATATCGTGTAAGCCTTCGCGACTGGCCTTCTACAGAGAGTTTCCCATTGGATGCTCCAGTAGCACCAGACGCTAAATAATTACAGGGGCTACGGCCCCTTCTTCTATTGGAGAAACTAAATGGCTAACATTACAAAACCACTTGGCCTAAGCAACGTCTGGGCTGATGGTGGTACAAAGATTGATCCGGGTGCATCCAAGGTCAACATCGGCTGGGTTGTTCAACTTCCACCATACGAATACCAAAACTGGATCGACAACCGTCAAGACCGTGCCATCGCTCACTTCAGCCAGCACGGTGTTCCAGAATGGGATGGTACAACAGAGTACCAAGGGCTTCTAAGCTACACTCAAGGCTCTGACGGTATCATCTACAAGTGTATTCAAACTAACACCAACAAAGACCCTTCCAACGTATTGAACGACGCCTACTGGGCACGTGCGTTTGAAGACTTCGGCTCTGTTGCTGCTGTACAAGCAGCGTTGAACACACACATCACAAACTACCAATCTCTCGCAGCAATTGGAAACGTTACAGGGGCTCGTACAAACCTGTCTGTCTACTCCAAAGTTGAAAGTGATACTCGATTTGCTGGATTGAACGGTAGTTCGTCTCAAGTGTTTGCTGTTGATGTTGCTACACAACCAGAACATGCCGTGCGTCTCGGTCAAGTGAGTAGTTTGCTTACACAAGCAACTGAATCCACCCTTGGTGTGGTCAAGCTCGCTACAACAGGTATCACAGAAACTGGTACAGATGACCTTACAGCCATCACACCGTTGAAAGCCAGTTCGGTATATCTCAAGAAGTCTGGAAACCTCGCGGGGCTGGGTAACGTTGCAACAGCCCGTGCTAACTTGGGGCTTAGTGATATCGCGACAATGAGCAGTGACTTGTTTCTTGCACGTGGCAATAACCTATCCGACCTCAGCAGCCCAGTGATCGCACGTTCCAACCTTGGACTAACATCTACAGCTACACAACCAGAGACATACTTCCTTCGTGCTGCTCAGAACCTTGCAGACGTGGCTAACGTGTCTCTAGCCAGAACAAACCTTGGACTAACCTCCACAGCCACTACAGCACTCTCTAGCATTCTTTTGAAGGCTGATAACTTGGCAGGTTTGACTAACTTGGCAACTGCACGCTCTAACCTTGGTCTTGGCTCTGCTGCAACTCTGGCTAGCAACACTTGGCTGACTCGTACAAGCAACCTCAGTGACCTAACAAATACTCAAGCAGCTCGTAATAGTCTCGGACTTGGCTCCGCTGCTACAATGAATGCAATTGGTACTACAGGTAGTTTGGACTTCTCTGCTAATGGTGGGACCAACGGATGGATGATCCATCCAAACGGTATCATTGAACAGTGGGGTGTTTTCGATATGGGCGGTGGAGCAAGCGTGCAACGAGTTAACTTCCCACGTGGGTTCAACTCGGCCTGCTGGAACATTACCATGACCCGACTTGAAGAGGCTTCTAACGAAAGTGGCATGGCAACAGTTAAATCATTTGATGCTGGAGGTTTCGTATTCCACCACGGGTATAGCAACACGTACACTGCATACTTCTGGCGAGCTATTGGAGCATAATATGCTGACTGAAAATGACTACAAAGTAGCTGCTGAAACCCTTGGGGTTGAAGTGGCTTGCATTAAAGCAGTCACCAAAGTGGAGAGCCGTGGAAGCGGCTTTCTCCCTTCTGGGGCTCCTGTGATCCTGTTTGAGCGTCATTGGATGTACAAACTACTCAAGGTTAAGCTTGGTAAAGAGCCAGCCCTGAGCGACGTTGTAGACCCTAAGGCAGGAGGTTACAAAGGTGGCACGGTTGAACACACAAGACTTGACAAGGCTGTAGCGATTGATCGTGAATGTGCATTGCAATCCTGCTCTTGGGGATTGTTCCAGATCATGGGTTTTCATTACAAAGCCCTTGGGTATCCAAGTGTACAAGCATTCGTCAATGCTGCGTATAAGAGCGAAGCTAGTCAACTGGATATGTTTGTGAGATTTATCAAAATCAATCCGGGAATGCTGGCAGCCCTCAAAGCGAAAGACTGGGCCAAGTTTGCCAAGTTGTATAACGGGCCTGAGTACATGAAGAATAACTATCATACGAAGTTGGCACTTGCATACGCCAGCTTTACATAAGGAGACACCAGATGGCTGTCAAGTACGACATTGTTACACAACAACGAGACACATACGAGCGTCGTATTCAAGCTGTTGGTTTGAACCTCGTAGGTGCTACTGCAAAGATGCAAGTCAAGAGTAAATACGGCGATACAGTTGCGCTCTTGACTCTAGATTTGACGTCTGGTCTTTCTTTTGAAGGTGAGGACGTCATTGTACTAAATATTCCAGATGAATCTTTGGAGGATGTTATCGGCTTCTCTGTGTACGATTTGTTCGTAACTGAAGCTGATGGAGAGTCCTACAAGATTATCTATGGAATTTTCAAGACACTGCCAAGTGTCACGGAGATTTAAAAATGGCAGAAATTACAGATATCACAGTATATGTAAAAGGACCAAAAGGAGATAAAGGTGACACTGGTAATGACGCATATCAGAACTGGTTAAGCCTCGGTAACGTAGGTACGATGCAAGACTTCATGGACTACTTGAAGGCTAGTTCCACCCCATTGTCCAGCACTACACCAGTTAACTTGAACACAGTACCCAGTGCAGGAGTTTCGACTTCGGCGTCTAGGTCGGACCACTCTCACAGAATGCCAACTTACTCTGAGGTTGGTGCTGATCCAGCAGGACGTGCAACGTCTGCTATAGCTGCACACGTTGCTGCACCGGACCCACACCCGCAGTACACAACAAATGAGGAATTAAACTCAAGAGTTAGCACAGCTGATCTCTCTAACAACTTTGATACAACCAAGGGTGCTAGCCTTGTCGGGTTTAAGAGGGCTCCACTCTCTAAAGAGATTGAAACTGTCAATCTGGCACTATCTGGGCTAGTAGTTAACATCTGGGAATACGCGAGTTTAGCAACCGGGTATGATCCAACTGGAGTGGTTCCTCCTTCTCAATGGGATTGGACAGCGGCTACAGCTCAAGCTATCTCGGATGTTAAGTCGTTCGGTGGTGGAACTGTGAGATTCCCCGCAGGTAGTTACCCGCATACTAGAATCATTAGACGCCACTCTGTATCTCTGCTTGGGGATGGATCGAGTTCTACTTATTTCACCGCACTTTCGTTTAACCCCGGTGGAACTTACGGGTATTTGGAAATTGAAGATGGGGCAGTATCTGCATCCCATATGACTGGTATCCATGTCATGGGAAGTGCAGTTCAAGGATTTGCACAACCAAACGTAAACCCTACACAATGGGGCATGTACATCAAGGCTAAGTGGGATTCTGGACATATTCACGGCGGGCTGTGGTATTCAAACCATACGGATATCAGATTCTCGAACTTCAACTTTGGAGTGTGGACACGTGGTGGATACACAAATGCAAACTACCAACGCCCTATTCAATTCCTGAAATTCTATCAAGTCTTTATTCAAGTTCCGACTGGTGGTGAAGCTCTACGCATGACTGGCCAACATGGTCAGATTGAATTCATCGGTGGTGCAGCAGAAGGTCGTGATGGTGTAGTAGCACTTCGCTGTGTGTCTTTGGACTGGGACCCAGACCCATCTACAATGGCTGATGATGGTTGGTTTGGCGAGAACATTAACGATTTGCCGGGACAAGGTAATGCTGTTCAAGCTCCAATCAACGTAACCTTTGGTGGTGAGTTCTCTATGCAGAAATCACAAGAGGGAGCTTTTGCTCGTAATTGCAGAGCAGTATTCTTTGATGAATGTTGGTTTGAACGTATTGGAAAGTTATTTACTCTTGCTGCGAATGCTAAAGTGTACGCATCGAAGAACCACTTAGCTAACGCAGCAGATGGTGGGACATTTGGTGCAGCGGGTAGCGGATACCTGTACAGTCTAAGTGGTAACGCCTATCTATCGTTCGAGCATAACAATGAGCCATACGGTATTGTAGATAACTACATCAACCCATCTGTAGACTTTAACAACATCCTTGGACTTAATGTCAAAGGCATGCCTTCGGGGGATGCAACTGGTAAATATAAACCAGCTTCATTTAAAACTTTAACAATTACAGGGTCTACGCTTGATCTACAGGCTCACAAGTTTGTAGTGGTAAACCCAGCAGCAGATGCTACAATAAAGCTAACAAGTTTGAAAGGAACCGCTGCTCCGGGTGAAGTTGTCGTAATTCGACCGCTCAATGGTACAATCACACTTACCAACGCTGGTAATATTTCCCTGAATGGGCTTGGTTCTATAACTGTACCGCAGTTTGGGATTCTAACCCTTTTGAGAATTTGGCAAGTAGGGGCTTCCGCAGTTGAGTGGGTACTGGTCAGTTGCACCGAACACTTCTCGACAGTACAACCGGTTAACGGATTCTACTACACAGCAGGTACTAAGATTTGGCAAACAGGTCCAACACCTAACAACCCTATGGGTTGGATGTGTACTTCGTCTGGACTGGCTGGAACTACCGCTAGCTTCAGGGCAATGCCAAACCTAGCAACATAAAACTAATTGGAGGTTTCCACATGTCAAAGAAAATGAAGATGGCACTTGGTATTACAGCGGCTATATTTTTAGCCGCTGAGCCATTGATGATGTTGTGGCAACCTCTTCTCCCACAAGGATCATATGCAGGGATTGCAACATTCGTAGCTGTAGTGCGAGCTGGTTTGGTCTACTACACTACTACTGATAAAGGAGAAGAAGATGCTAGCAACTCTTAAAACATACTTGATGGTGGGGTTTGTCGTCTTGACACTCTCCATCGTAGGGTATTCGTACAAACTACACGGAGACGTTCAAAGGCTTGAACAGGAAGTGTCGGTATACATAGCTGCCGTTGAAGCTAACGAGAAAGCAACAGAACAGGCGAAAGCCTCCTGTCTGATATCGATTGACGCTCTGTCTGAGCATTACCGCAAAGAGAATGTCCTCAACACTAACCAGCAGGCCACAGGAGACGCGATCCTCGCTCTACCTACACTGACTATCAAGGAGAAAGCTAATGCAGCTCCTACGAAGCCTCAGGGCTTTTCTGATGATGACCGCCTTAGTCCTGACCTTATGCAGTTGCTCGACGCAGCGTACTGTGACGGTGACAAAGACGGTTGTGCTAGTTCCACCAAGTGAGTTCTTTCTCCCTTGTACCCCTGAACGTGTAAAGGAAAACACTGTTCGTGCGTTAGCTCACGGTTACGTGGTTAACACATACCAAGTATGGACTTGTAATAACCGAATCCAAAACCATAAGAAATGGTTTGAACAGCAGGAGAAACTTTATGGCAGCGGCAACAAATGATATGGTTAAGGCCGTACTCAACTATGTAGCAGGCGCTCTACTAATGATTTGTGTAGGTGTTGTGGGATACCAGCAATCTCAAATCAATAAGCTGGACGACAGGCTCTACACATTGCAGGCAACTACTGTAACTGAAGATAAACTTAATACAGCAATCAACAGGCTGTCTTCCGAAATGGACACCAAGATCACAAGCATTCGTAATGAGCAACAAATTACGAACAAGTGGTTGGAACGTGTAATGGACAAACTTGAGGGCAGTCACAACAAGAACTAACAGGAGTCTCATTATGACAAGAAGAACAGAATGGCCTTGGATGGCCGCAGTTGGTAGTCTTCTTGCAGCACTCCTATTTTGCATGTATCTTCTGGCTTTCCCCACATATAATAACAAAACGAGCCAACTAGAGTTGGAAGTAGCGAAGCAGGATTACCAGAGACAGCTCTCGGCCATCGACAGGAAGTACGAATCAAAAATCAACAACCTTCAGGAACAAGTTACTTCTTTGCAGTTTCTAGCGAATAAGAGATACGAGTTGTTGGATGACGACGTTAAAAGGAATAGACGTGAGATTGATGACCTTAGAGAAAGAATGAAGGCCCGTAAGCAGTGATGCTTCGGGCCTTTTGTTTGCCTACGAATTAACGCCAGCGACTTACATTGTTTTTCAGGTTACAAACTGGGCACACAATACGATAGTACGTATCACTACAACCAGTATAATCACGCACACACTCTTCAGCAATGTCAGAGAAATTGTACTCAAGAATAGCACGACAATTATAACAAGTAGTACGCTTAGCAGGTGCCACTTCCACAAC